ATCATTGAATTTGGTGTGGAAGATATAGTAAGGTCAGGATTGTGTAAAGAATATCTACTATCTAAATTGGAATTGAATTTATGAGTTTTACCCATTGTAATTTTTTAGGTGATCTTGAATTAGATAAGAAAGAAACTCCTGGTTGTAGGTTGTATCAGTTACCAAGTGGTAAGTGGGTTCCATCTATTACATCAGTGACTTCTTTTTATAACAGACAGATCTTTATTAACTGGCGTAAGAAAATAGGAGAAGAGAAAGCTAATAAGATAACCAAGGCTGCTACTACTAGAGGCACTGATTATCATGAGGCAGCACAGGCATATCTAGAGAACAGAGAACTTAACTGGGATGATTATATGCCAGCAACTAAGTTTATGTTCCATCATGCTACACCATATCTGGACAAGATAAATAACATACACGCTATAGAAAGGACACTCTACTCAGAATACCTTGGTCTTGCTGGTAGAGTTGATTGTATAGCGGAGTATGAGGGAGAGTTAGCAGTAATAGATTTCAAGACATCAACTAAGATTAAACCAGAGAAGTGGTTGGAGAATTACTTTGTGCAGGAGATGTTCTATGCTGCTGCTTACTATGAGTTAACAGATATACCAGTCACTAAGTTAATCACCATCATGGTAACTCCTAATGGTGAGGTAAAAGTGTTTGACAAAAGGAACAAAGAAGATTATATTAAACTTCTAGTACGTTATATTAAAGAGTTTGTATCTAACCACACTGGGGCATAAATTGATGGACAATGAATTAGAAAAGGTTCTTGAGAAGAAATTCTTTTGTCCTACACGTTTTGCTCAAGCTATTGAACAACTTGTACTGGATAATAAAAACATGAATTACATTGATGCTATTGTGCATTTCTGTGAGCAGAATAGTATAGATTTAGAATCAGTTCCTAAACTGATACCCAAACCATTAAAGGAAAAGATTAAGTATCAAGCACAGGAACTTAATTTTTTAAAGAGAACATCCAGAGCTAAACTACCTATATTTTAATGATGCCTTTTGATTGCTATAAGATTTATCTTGCACTAAAGAATCATTTTACTAGAGACTCCTATGATTATCACAAATATAATGGTAGAACTAGAGCAACAGTAGAAGCTTTTTATAAGAGGAAGGATAGGTTTTGGTTTGAGAAGATGTGTAGGAAGAAGACTGAAAAGGAAGTAGAAGATTTTTTTGTAGCAAACTTTGTTTCCTGTAGTGACCCTGAGACACTGTGGATTGGAGACTTGATGAAGAATGGAGACAGTAATTATAAGGAGTGGTGTAGGAAAGTACAGTCACTCTCTTATGTCTTCAAGCAAGAAGTAGATTCTAATATATGTGGTAATGATTTTGATATGTTGTTTGCCATAGAGGGTAGCAGACACCCTCAACTATTAAAGAAACATCTTCAAGGTAGTATATCTTTGGAGACTATGTTGATACTAGACAGGATACTAGGTTATAAAAATAATTTTGATAAGAAACTAGATGATCCTGTCTGGAAGGTCACGTCTACTAGAATGAAAAAGTATTCTCCCTTCCTAAATATAGATGTATTCTCATACAAAAAAATCCTTAAGGATTTAGTACTTGACACTGCAAGGTGACTCAAGTATACTGGATACACACAAGCCAAATCTCAACAAATACGAGGTAATCTAAATGTCTTTTGACAAACTGAGAAAGCAATCCAAACTGGGTTCTCTTACCGATAGACTGGTAAAAGAAGTAGAGAAGATGAACTCATCTTCTGGTGGAGCAGATGAAAGATTCTGGAAAGCAGAACTGGACAAGACTGGCGTTGGGTCAGCAGTTGTTCGTTTCCTTCCAGCACCTGATGGAGAAGAACTCCCTTGGGTAAAGGTCTACTCACATGCATTCCAAGGACCAGGTGGATGGTTTATTGAAAACTCTTTGACCACAAATGGTGGCAAAGATCCTGTATCTGACTATAATCGTCAGTTATGGAACAGTGGTAATGATGCTGATAAGGATACAGTACGTAAGCAGAAGCGCAAGCTATCTTATTACTCCAACGTTTATGTTGTAAAAGATCCTCTTCATCCAGAGAATGAGGGGAGAGTATTCTTGTTTAAGTATGGTAAGAAAATATTTGATAAGGTTCTGGAAGCAATGCAACCAGAGTTTGATGATGAAACTCCAATCAATCCTTTTGATTTCTGGCAGGGTGCAAACTTTAAGCTGAAGATCGTTAAGAAGGATGGGTTCTGGAACTATGATAAGTCTGAGTTTGATAAGGTAGTACCTTTACTAGATGATGATGATGCATTAGAAGCATTGTGGAAGAAGCAGTATTCTCTATCTGCTATTACCGCACCAGATCAGTTTAAGTCATATGAAGATTTGGAGAGACGTCTGAAGACTGTCTTGGGACAGAAACCTGTCCAAGCTCCTAGACTAGATGAGGAAGTTGCTAATGAGGAATTACCTCCAAGACCTGAAGAACAGGTCGCAGCAACTGTAGCAGCTGCTAGGTCAGATGAGGATGATGCTCTTAGTTACTTTCAAAAGTTAGCTGATAGTTGAAATATAATCAGATCTGCTTGACCCTTCTGGTCATAGCAGCATACATTAATCTATTTTTTAAATAGGTTACTGATACAGTCTAATATTTTCTCCTTTCTTTAAGGTGTCACTCACATACTGAGCGGCACCTTTTTTATATGGCATGATGTCATCTAAGTCATTGAAGATTACATTTAGATAGTCTGGTTTTAATAGGTATATATTTCTTTTATCATCTTCTTTCTTTATCTCATATTGATAGTTGGTAACTGCTTTAATCATGTTATCTACTGGAATAGTATGATAAGCATTATCATCATAGTATTCATAGTAGTATGCATTACCCACACCAACTGTTCCCTCTACAGTAAATGTAACTTCTTCTGTTCCTTCTATCTCTGGTAACTTTACATCTGGAATAGATGGGAGATTGTATGTAAATTTAATGACCACATCTCCTACTTTAAGAACAGATGTGACAGGGAATCTACCATTATATACACTAGAGGATACATTGTTAATAAGAACTTCTGATCCTACTGTTAAATTTTTAATACCATTATACATGGTAACTGTGGCTACCTTTGCATCACTACCAGAAATCTGATTGACTTTGGTGTTGGTTGCTTGAATAAAGTTACCATTAGTTCTCCATTTATTAGGAGTTTCTAATCCACCAGGTAATATAATACCACCTTTAGTATTTTTAATTTCTATAGTTTCATAGTGATGGATACCAGAATGTAACTCTTGATAGGTTCCATATTTATCTAAGAGAACTTCATCTAATGAGTTCTGAGATAGTGGCCATTCATCTTGTATATTTAATATGTTATTAGATAAAAGAACCACCCAGTCTAGAGAAGAGTCATTGTATTCTTTGAAGGCAACATTATCTGGTCTTTCATCACCAATAATTTTATACTTAGTGAAGAAACTTACGTTCCCAAATATATCAGGGCGAATTTTTCCCCTTTTAAATAAATTTTTTACAGTAATGTAGTTGGAAATATCTGTGTTTCCTTTAGTCCTATTGACATACTCAAAGTTTGGTACTTTTCTGAAGTAAGATTGTGTCATGGTTAGTATCCCATATCGTTGCTGCTTTCATTAATATCATCTTCATAGATTGGATTCAATTCTCCAAAGGACATGTTGATTGTGTAACTAGTCATAGAACCATCATCATAAGTCATGTATGATCCATCAGGTGCATACTGAACATTGAAAGATTGAAGAGCACATGTCTTAATTTTATTTAAGAATGGATGTTCTTGCCCATTCTTAAAATAGTACTTTAATTTGAATACATGAGGTGATTCTAAGAACAATTGACCTCCTTTTCTTCTAGGAGCCATTGCTGCCTTGAACATTTTAATAATTCTTTTAACCATTCTTGCTTCTGCATCTTCTCTTGGAGTAAATCTAAATGAATAAGCAAATGTTCTTAGGTTAGGACCAGTGAAAAGTAATTCCATGTTAGGATTCATTACCTTACCAGTAGCACGTGTAAAGACATTCTTTCCTACTGCTTGTCCTGCAAAGTAAGCAGCAACATCACCACTAGTTACACCACCTTCTCCAAAAACTTTAGTCAAAGCTTCTTTAGACCCTCCCATAAGTCCTTTAAATGCTTCTCCAAATCCTTCACTAGCACCAGAGATTGTCTTCCCTGCTATGTTTGCAGCTGCAGCTTCAAGTGCATTGAGACTCTCTCCACCCCAACTAACATTATTACTTTCTTGTAATCCTGAAGCCTCCATAGGGAGATAGACTGTATGAGAACCTTTCTTCTTACTCAGTCCTCTGTCTTCTGGCTCTCCATAGTCTCCAGTAAGTCCTCCCTCACTAAATCCTCTTGGTTTATATTCATAAGCACATACTTTCAAGTAATCATAATCTTTTTGATCTTCATTCAGTGGATATCTAAGAATAGATCCTCCTCTATTTGTATTTGATTTACCATTAGCATCTGTATTCTCACTCAGTATAGAAGATATACTTGAGGTTTCTGGTGAAATAAAACTTATGTTGGAAGAATTTTTACCTGTTGCTTTTTTAAATACTTCTTTGTATGTTTTATCTGTCAGTGCTTTGCCCATCCACTCATCACTTGCTCCCAGTTTGTCAATAAAGTTGGAACCAAATTCTAAATTATATATTTTTGCATAATCTATTTCATCTAATGCACTATTATAATAACTTCCAGCAACTTCCTTCTCTGTTTGAGTAAGTGCTGCCCCAATAGGAGTTCTTACTACAGTAGCAGTAGTCTCATCTGTCTTGGTGACAAAAGATTTACCATCTATTAAAAATTGTTCGCTAGTGACAGACATTAATATCTTTTTAGTTATTTAGTCTTAAAGTTTGCATAAGATAGTGAGCGTATATAATCTATCTCATCATTCTGTATAACATGTAGGTATCCTACAATTTCATTCCATGTATAGTTCCTTGATGTACCCCAATGAAAGTTGATACCTTGGAACCCCCAATTTTCTACGAGGGTCACAGCAACTAGAGGGAACTCATCATAAACACCAGGAGTTTTAGCATTATATACAAAGGTATAATAGTTACCTACATTAGGAATGATCTCTGTCTGAGAGAACACCTCCATGATGTTCATCATAATGTCATCAGCATCATTTAGTTCTTCAATTTGTTCTTGAAGTTCTTCTGTTCTTTCTGACATTACTTAATACCTAACTCATCTTCTGTGATTAATTTAAATTCAATTCTTCTATCTAAACAATACTCTTGTGCTGCTTTCCATTTAGCTTGGTTAATAGCATAGGTTGTAAGTTCATACAGATATGATTTAGTTACTCTGGTTTTTTTCTTTGGTGGTTTGGTTTGCTTCTTTGGTTTCACTTCCACCACATAGGTTTTTATACTACCATTACTTTCTCTCACCTTCATTAGAAAGTCTGGGAAGTATTTGTGAGGTCTTTGATCTACAGGAGACATGTATGGAATACTTATCTCTTCAGAAGCCCATGCTATAATATTATTATTCAGGTCACAGTATCTACAGAACTTACGTTCCCAACTACTACGACATATTATATTATTATGATTGCCTTGATACTTTTGAGGGTGCTTTGGTTTGTACCTACTCTTAATACTTTCAGCCATCTCTTATACATAATATATAATCTAAAATATTTATAGATGGCAGGTGTCACGCCAGAAAATTTAACTGTATCTAAGATAAAGTCAAGGTTGCTGAATGTAGCACAGTCTTCTTTATATAGATTAACCCTATCAGTTCCTCAAGCTGTAAGAAATACTGTACCCTTAGATAATATAGACTATGATAATATCAGTTTACTTTGCAGTGAAGCAACACTTCCAGGTTCTAGTTTAACTACCCATGATGTCACTAATGATTATCATGGTGTCACTGAGAAGATGGCTTATAGAAGAATGTATGATGAGACAGTGGGATTAACTTTTTATGTGGATAGGGATTATAAAGTAATACAATTACTTGAAGGCTGGATGGATTATATAACTGGTATTGATAATAAAAGAACATATAAAAATCCTTATGCTAGTTATAGGATGTCTTATCCTACAACATATAAAAGTAATATGTTTCTAACTAAGTTTGAAAAGGATCAATTCAAAAGAGACTTTAGTGAAACTAGAGGAGGCACTAGAACTACATCTAGAACTGTTCTTGACTATACTTTTGTCAGTGCATTTCCTTTATCTTTAACTGCTATTCCAGTATCATATGAGGATAGTCAGGTTTTAAAATGTAGTGTTTCATTTAATTTTATTAGATATGTTATGGAGAGGAAAAAATCACTTGTTACTGGAGCAGATTTTGCAGGATCTTTTAGTCAAGCAAGAGATCTCATAGTAAATAGACCTCAAAATTAATTTGATAAATAAGACACTGAAAGAATTATTATGCCATTACCTACTATTGTTACGCCAACCTATGAACTTGAGTTGCCATCTACAGGAAAGAAAGTTAAGTATAGACCCTTCCTAGTTAAAGAAGAAAAATTATTAGTTTTGGCATTAGAGACTGAGGATACAAAAGATATCTCAACAGCTATTAAAACTGTATTGAAAAATTGTATTCAGACTAGAGGTGTGAAGGTAGAGAATCTTCCTACCTTTGATATTGAATTTCTATTCCTTAATATTAGAGGCAAGTCTGTTGGTGAGGAGGTTGAAGTTAATCTGATTGCTCCTGATGATGAGGAAACACAAGTACCAGTGACTATTAGTATAGATGATATTAAAATTCAAAAGAGTAAAGAACATAATAGTAAGGTTAAGTTGGATGATACTTTAATGATGGAGATGAAGTATCCATCACTAGATCAATTCATTAAAAGTAATTTTGACTTTACTGAAGAGGTGAGTATGGATCAATCATTTGATTTGATTGCATCTTGTATTGATAAAATTTA